GTGGTGGAGAACAATACGTGATTTGTGTAACGAGAATGATATATTAATGATTACTGATGATGTTTGTACATGTTGGGGTAAAGGTGGTGGCTATCACGGTTGGCAAAAGTATGGAGTACAACCAGATATATCTGCACTCGGTAAATCTTTGACAGCTGGTTACACACCACTCGGATGTTCGGTTGCTAATAAAAAAGTTGGAGATGTATTGAAAGAACAAGATTGGGAGTTTGGACATACATGGCAACCTACCATGACAGGTATATCTGCTATGAATGCTGTTAATAACATTATAGTTAGAGATAAACTTTTTGAATTATGCAAACCAATAGAGGATAGTCTAAGGTTTTTTGCCGAAGATTGCCTTGATAGAAAGTACATTACTGGATATAGAGTTAGTGATTTGTTTTTATCTCTTGACGTAAAAGAAGAATTAGATCCAGAAGCATTAATTAAATCTGGACTAGCATTGAGTAAGACTAGAGACAAGTCGGTAAGAATAGTTGCTAATTTCTTAGCTGATCAAGAATTCTTTGATGAAATGCAAAAGAGACTATTCAATTTCTTTAGTATAAATACAACTGAAGGATAATTGTGCCAACCTAATGAAGAGGGTAGTCATAAGGGTATCTGATAATTATAGTTTAGATTCAGCAGCTGCTGCTATTTTAAGATTATATGGTTATCTGACCTTTGTAGAATCATTTAGAAGTTTTTCCATAATCACATTTGATTGTCCAGAGAAGTATTCAAGCGGATTGCTTGACAAGTTAAATGCTTTAGGACCTGTCAAAAAGTGTACGTGGGATGCTGACGATAAGTTTAGTACTGCACCAGATGACAGTGCAACTTTAACTGTAGAAACTTCTGGAACATTTAATGTCAATACCACTGGAGAAACTAGTGCCACTACTAATACTAGAAATTTAACCACTAGTGGTTCTGGTACAATATACGTAAAAGTCCAAAGCATAAATGGACAAGACTTATTTGTTTTTGCCAGTAGTCCTGGCGGAACTTATTCTGTTATTCCAAACCAAGTTGGATTTGCTCAGGGTGGTACATATACATTTGATCAATCAGATGCGTCAAATGCTAATCACCCATTCAAGTTTTCAGAAACACCAGATGGAACACATCTAACAGGTGGAACAGAATATACTACAGGAGTAACAATAAGTGGTACGCCTGGTACAAATGGTCAAACAGTATGGAGCGTTGGTCAAAGCACAGCATCTATTCTATTCTACTATTGCCCTACTCATTCTGGTATGGGTCGGTATCAGTCATCTCCGATCAATAGATATGGAACAGTTAACGTACATGACTATTGGCACTTAGACAGAATTACGAAGCAAGACAGACAATATTTAAACAGAACATTTAGTTACACTCAATCGGGAGATGGAGTAGACATTTACGTAATTGATACAGGTGTTCGTGGTGCAAGTAGACCAACTGGTAACAACGCAGCGTTGCATCCTGAATTATATGATCCAGATTTTGTCACTGACCTGAATGGTTCTGCTGAACAACAAAACTATAGAGTATTTCAGTTAAGTCATTATGCAGGTTCATATGGAAGTAACAATGAAGATGATAATGGCCACGGTACATATTGTGCGATCCTTGCAGCTGGTAGAACAGCTGGAGTAAGTAGGAAAGCAAAGATATATGCACTTAAAGCTTTCGATTCATCAAACTCAGGATCATATTCAGCAATACTTAGTGCGTATCAAGCAGTTATAGATCACAATGATAGTGGTAATGGTAATTACAAAGGCAATACTAGACCTGCAATTATCAATGCTTCTTTCGGTCCTACAATACCTTCTCAAAGTTATCCATATGTAGAACTTAATGATGTAGGTTCTGACAATAATATTGATGAGGAAATGCTAGATGATATAGAAGGAACAATCTCATCAAGTCATAATATTATTGTAGTTAGAGCTGCAGGTAATGGATTTAAAAATAGTAGTGATCAGTTTGTAGGACCTATCCAAACAAAAATGATTTCTGGTTCTAGAACAGCAGGATATCCAGATAATACAAATGGTGGTGTAAACAATGTAGATGCAGATCAGAAAAAAATATGTGTTGGTGCATCAGAATATAATGATAGGTGGGCAGATTTTTCAAACTATGGTGCGGGTGTGACAACTGTTGCACCAGGTGCAAGAATTTTATCCCCATCATATGACTGGACTGCCAATACACCATATACAAGCACGTTTAATTATACTACGATAAGTGGTACTTCATTTTCTTGTCCATTAGTTACTGGTATTATTGCAGCCTATTGTAGTAAAAACGGATTTACCAGTAACACAAATAATCTAGCAGGTAATGCAAAAACTTTTGCAAGAATTTTTGGTGCCACTGGAAATATATCTGTGATGGCTCACAGTAATTATCCAACTAATAGCATAGAAGATAAAAAACTTATAGACAATCCATATGAAACTCTTAGCGGATCAAACCAACTAATTATTAAATTTAACCCATCTGACTCTTCTCATTTTATTGGTAACGTAGGTAGAAAAGTTCAACTTAGGGCTACAGGTTCAACTGCAGGTGCGGGTTCATCGACACCTACAACATATGATATAACAACAACTTCACCTTCGTCTTCATACTATACCCTCAGTGGAGCAGATAGAAATGGTTCCGTTAGTGGTAACAACGCAGGAGTAGGTGTACTAGTTGGAGATACAATTAATTTTAATCTAAGTAACGTATCAAGTATTCACCCATTCTACATCAGAGTATCAAGTCAAGGTAGTAATGTAACAACTCCAACTGCTAGTGGCCAAGGTTCTACAGGAAATGCAACGGTATCTTGGACACCAAACACTGCAGGAACATACTACTATCAATGTGGAATTCATCCTGGCATGATAGGAACTATCACAGTATCAAATGCCACTGGTGGTGCTGGTGCTGTTATAGTTGGTGGTATAAATGTATCAACATTAGCTCAATCTGGATGGCAAACTATACAAGCAGAAAATGCTGTCAACAATACTATCACTGTATTTGCACCTAACAATGCTACTGCAGGTACAACTGGCGGTGGATCAAACAATTACTTAGCACTTATAAAGTCAGAAGAATTAACTCATGAAAGTTATGATGGTGTTGTATCTACATCAACTACTCTAAGATCTCAAACTGACGCACAAGAAGGTGCAGGTAGTGGTAGTTATGATGATGTAGTATATTATCCAGTAGACAGTGGTGTTGATTTTAATTATGCAGGAACTGGATCTACACTCACTACCAAACGTGGTGCTTTCTTCCCATTTATAGACACTAACGTATCTTGGGCAAGGTCATCAGGAGCTATAGCAACATATAATAACGGAGATAGTGTTAGTATTGACTTAGGTTTATCTGGAACTACATTTGCAAGCGAACCAACTCTCGAAGTATATGCTCTTAGTGGAGATGCTATAGGTTCTTCAGGTTTATCATTAGATACATCGACAGGTATATTGAGTGGAACTGTAACATCAGATTATATTGATACTACTTTCAACTTTACGGTTACTGAGCAAATAACTGAAAACGCACAAGCATACAGTTTTACTACCACGGGAACTGGCGTTATTGTAACAATAACACAGCAACCATCAAATGCTAGTGTAGAAGCGGGATCTGGTAATACTGCTTCGTTTGGTCCTGTCTTTGGTATTAGTTCTGACGGATCTACAATTATATACAGATGGGAATTCTCAAGTAATGGTGGAGTAGGTTGGTCACCTCTCACTGATGGTGGTGGATATAGTGGAACAAGTACAAATACATTAACCGTAGATGATGATTTTGCAAAGAATGATTATCAGTTCCGTTGTAAATTAGATACATCTACCGCTGTAGCACCATCTTATACAAATGCAGTTACACTGACAGTTAATCGTGTAATCACAATAAGCAATCAACCAGTAAATTCAAACCCAATGGCACCTGCATCTGGCTCATTTACCGTTGCTGGTTCTACTTTAGATGGTGCTACTATCGCATATCAATGGGAAAAATCAGAAAATGGTGATGGTGTAAATTTCTCAAATATAAGTGGTGCAAATTCTGCAACTTATACTACAGGTGCAACAACGTATGATGATGACTACGGAGATTATTATAGATGCGTATTATCAGCTACTGGTGCATCGAGCGTAACTTCTAATGCTGCTCAAAATTTAGTTCAACGAAGTATTAATATTACATCACAACCAACTAATACAACTGGTGCAGTTGGTGGTACAAGATCATTTGGTGTTGCTGCTACAACATCAGATTCTGATCCTAGTGCTATTACATTCCAATGGCAAGTATCTATTACAAATGGAGCATCATGGTCTAATGTTTCTACAGGAACTGGTGGTACTACATCAACATATACAACAGAAACATTAACTACAACTCAAGATGAGTATCAATATCGTTGTCTACTTTCAGCTACTGGTGCAACAACTATACCATCTAACGCTGCTACATTACAAGTAGAAACTGTAACTATTGTTATTACAAACGATACAAACGCTGATGCAGTTAATGAAGGAGAACAAGCAACATTTACTGTTTTAGGTACCACTTCAATGCAACCCGTGGGCGGTAACGCTGCTTCATCATCATTTGATACAGAACAATTTGATACACCAGCTGGCGGTGGTGGTGGAGGATTTGAAGGATTTTCAGATCATTCACCCACTGTTACATATCAGTGGGAGAAAACTGATGATGGTAATAAATCTGTTGTTGTGACAGTAGGAGCAGATACTGTTGGTGGTCAAGCAACGGGTGTATTTTATTTCGATGGTGTAGAAAAACCTGCATCCTTCTCTATTAAAAGAGGAGCAACATATACCTTTGATCAAAGTGCTTCATCTAATGCTAACTACAATTCTCAAGAACATCCATTGATGTTCAGTACAGGTTCTGATGGAGATCACAATGGTAACGGACACTACATGACGGGTGTTACCTATAGGTTAGATGGTGCTGTCGTTACTATGGCTGGATATGTTAGTGGATTTGGTACTGCTACTTCTAGAACAGTAACATGGAATGTAGATTCAAACGCAGCGAGTACTTTATATTACTGGTGTCATTATCATACAGGTCAGGGTAATAGTTTAGCTCTTACAGATCAAAATTGGACTACAATTGGTGGAGCAACTTCTAATTCATATACAACAGGTGCATGCACTTATGCAGACGATCATCAAGACATGTATCGCTGTGTACTCTCCGCTGTTGGAGCTATTGATGTAACTACAAGTTCAGGAACTTTAATAGTTTTTAGAACATATTCAATCACTGCACAACCATCTAACCCAACTGCTAATGAAGGTGCTACTGCATCATTCTCTATTAGTACAACTTCTAGTAGTGGAACTCCAACATATCAATGGGAGAGATCTGATGATAATGGTTCTAACTACACAACAGTAGTTGGAGCAACAAATTCAACATATACAACACCAACGCTAGTGCATGCAAATGATGATGAAGATCGTTATCGTTGTGTGGTATCTCTTGCAGGATCTCTCGCAGATGTATTTGGAACCACTCCTTTGATTTCAAACCACGGATTATTAACTGTTTTACGAGTAATTAGTATATCTCAACAACCAGTTGATACAGGAGTTATTGAAGGACAAAGTGCAACCTTAAGTATTACCGCTTCTATTACTAGTGATATTATAGTTTATCAATGGCAGAAGTCTACAGACAATGGTAATAACTGGAGTAATATTAATGGTGCAAATTCATCTTCTTATACTACACCTGCTACTGTATTTCCTACAACGCCATCCGAACAATTCCGTTGTGTTTTATCAAATGCTGAAGCAACAACCGTAACATCTACGGCTGCAACTGTTACTGTTAATGAATCTGAGTTTGTGTCAGGACCTGCTACAGTTACACCATTTATTGATCCAGATACTACAAAAACATTATCAAGAAGGCCAGTAATTACTACTTCTGCTTTTATTCAAGAATACGCAGGATCAACTCATGCTTCTTCATTCTGGAGAATTAGAAGAGTAAGTGATAACGTTACTGTATATGACACTATAGCATCATATACTAATGGTGATACTGGAAACTTAACTTCATTTACTGTACCTGAAACTGTTTTGGATTTTGATACCACTTATCAAGTACAGGTAAAATTTAGAGATCAGAATGGTTTAGAGAGTGCATATACACCAGCAGTAAACTTTACAACACCATTTGTAGACCAACCAGAGATACAAGTTATCACTCCTGCATTCAACCCAACAATCAATGTTGATCCTATTGCAGTCAAGTCTGGTTATTCACATACATCTAGTGATTGGCAGTTTGCTGAGACAACAGCTTTCTCACCTCCTGTTCACCAATCACTTGGTAACCCAACTAACTTAACATCGTATACATTACCTGTTAACGTTACTTTGAGTGCAAACACTACATATTATGTAAGAATTAGATTTAACGTTAATCCTATCTAACATGGCAACTCCATCAAGCAGACAAGGACTTATAGATTATGCACTACGTCAAAACGGTGCACCAGTCCTAGAAATAAACATAGAGGATGATCAGATAAGTGATCTAGTGGATGATGCTATCCAATTTTATAATGAGAGACATATGGATGGTTATATTAGAACCCATCTAAAAGTTCAGTTTACTCAGGCTATGATTGATGCTATGACAACTGATTCTACCACTACAGTAACAGGTGCAACTTCATCAGCATTAGCAGTTGATTGGAAAGAACAAAACAATTATCTTAAAGTTCCTGAGCATGTTACTAGTGTCATAAAAGTATTTGATTTTGTATCTAAGAACGTCACAAACTTATTTGATGTTAGGTATCAGTGGAGATTAAATGACCTTTGGGATCTAACCAATACAGAAATTTTGACCTATGAGATGGTCAATAGAAGACTAGAAGATATTTACTATTTGTTAGAAGGACAGAAACAAACTAGATTTCAGATGAGAGGGGATAGATTATATCTAGACTTGGATTTTAAAACTGATGTCAGAGAGAATGATTTTTTAATTCTTGAAGTATACCGTGCAATAGATCCTAGCACTACATCTGCTGTATATAATGATCTTTGGTTAAAAAGATATGTAACTGCATTGATCAAGAGACAGTGGGGTGCAAACTTAATTAAGTTTCAAGGTGCACAGTTGCCAGGTGGAATTACAATGAACGGAGAGTTTATATACAACGAAGGTAAAGAGGCTGTCAATAAACTTGAGGAAGAAATGCTTACTCAGTACGAGACACCTCCACTTGACATGATAGGATAATGGCAAGAACCACTTACTTTACACATGGCACTAGGAACGAACAATTCCTACAGCAGAATCTAGTAGAAGAATATCTCAAAATGTTTGGGATGGATATTCTTTATTGTCCCAGACAAATTATGATATCTGATGGTGTGTTTAATGAGGAAGTGATTGGTGAGTTTAATGATGCATATATTATAGAAGCATATCTAGAAAATTTTGAAGGGTTTCAAGGTGGTGGAGATTTACTTACAAAGTTTGGTGTAGCACAAACTGATGAGATAACTATGGTCATATCTCAACAAAGATTTTCAGATCTTATATCACAATTCCTCCTACTTGATCCAAATTACAAAGCACCTGAAAGGCCACAAGAAGGAGATTTAATATTTTTTCCATTAACAAGTAATTACTTTGAGATAAAATTTGTAGAACATGAAGAACCATACTACCAGTTAGGTAAAGGTTATGTGTACAAACTCAAGGCAGAGTTATTTGAATACAGTGATGAGAAAGGAGATCTATTTGATAGTGATGAGGATTTAGTAGATTACGGTTATACTGTCAAACACTACTATCTTCCTGTCAATGGAGTCACTGCAGCTGCTACTGCTGTAACACAAGATAAAATTGCAACTATAACAGTAGCAGAACCACATCAATTACCTGGTCAAATAGTAGATAATGAAGCAACTGTCATAGGTCCTTTTTCTGTAGGCGAAGAAATTTATCAAAAATTTATAGTTTCTTTAGGTCCTATGGTAGAAGAAGTAAATGCAAGGGGTATAGTTCAAAGTTTTAGTGGCAATACTCTAGTTGTTAAAGTTACTGAAGGGGAATTCAAATATGAACCCACTGATCCATATTATAATAATGGTAGTTACGACATATTTGGTGCAGGAGTAACAGCGGGTGGTTATCCAGAACGTGCACTTGTAACTGCACAAGTTGTAACAACTGGTGGATCTATTGATCAAATCTTTATCAGCACTAATGGATCTAAGTATAATGAAACACCTACAGTTACAATATCTGGTGATGGGCAAGATGCAACTGCAGAAGCATTCTTAGTAAACATAACTCTAAGTGGTGGTTCTCCAGTATCATCTGCAGTTATACGAGGAGTTGTAAAAGAAGGTGAGATTAGAGATGTAAAAATAGTTGATGGCGGTACTGGATATGATGAAGATAGAGTATCAGTTGTAGTAAGTGCTCCTGATAATCCTGGCAGAATGGCACAACTAACTCCTACTTTTACCAATGGCACATTGACTGCACTTAATATTGTCAATGGTGGGTCTGGATATAAAAGTGTTAAGCTAGTTGATGTTACAAATGCTGGTACTGGATATGCATCTGCAACTGTAGCATTCTCATCTGCACCCGTAGGTATTTCAGGATCATTTACTGTACCTGAAACAGTCACTGGTAGTACAAGTGGTGCTACTGCTAACCTTGTAGAGTGGGATGCTGGCGAAGCTTATGTTAAATTAAAATCACCAACTGGAACTTTCCAGATTGGTGAATCTATAGTGGGATCAGAGTCTGGGGCTACAATTATCCTAGATAGTAGGGACGAGATGGCAACAGCAGATCCTAAATACTCTGAAAGTGTCACTTTTGAGAGTCTCGGAGATGACATCATTGACTTCAGTGAAGGCAACCCATTTGGATTATCAGGTAACTTATAATGTTAGGTGCATACACATACAACAAGATTATTAGAAAGTGCGTTATAGGATTTGGTACGCTCTTTAATAACATAGAATGTAGGAAAGAGAACAAGGATGGTTCTGTATACAGTAGGATGAAAGTTCCTCTAGCATACGGTCCTAGACAGAAATTTTTAGCAAGACTAGAACAACAGGCAGATCTAAACCAGAAGGTTGCGATTACAGTTCCCCGTTTATCTTTTGAGATGACGGGTATTTCATATGACTCTGCAAGAAAACTAGCTCCCACTACTTTGACTTATAAAGGAGATTCTCCTACTGCAGTCAAGAAACAATTTACACCTGTTCCTTATAATATTGATTTTGAACTCAATGTTATATCAAAAACTAATGACGAAGCATTAGAAATATTAGAACAAATTTTACCAGTCTTTCAACCCTCTTATCAAATTACCATCAAGATGGTTGATGAGATGAATGATTATAGAGATCTTCCCATTGTATTGAATAGTATTAATTATAGTGATGACTATGAGGGATCTTTTGATGATAAAAAAATTACTCTAGTAACATTAAGTTTCACTGTAAAAGCATACATCTTCGGACCTGTAGGAACTCAGAAACCAATCAAGAAAGCAAAGGCAGATATCTATACTACTATGCCTTCTGCTACAGCCACCAGACAGGTAGAGTATCAAGTTACTCCAAGGGCACTTACAGACAAAAACAAAGATGGCACTGCAGAATTAGCAGGTGCTATTACTGCAAGAAATCTAACAATAGAATTGGTAGACTACAGCAACATTCCTACTCAATCTTATATTGAAGTTGGGAATGAAGTCATGTATGTCAAGAGTAAAACTTCTCCAAACAAACTATCTGTTAGGAGAGCTCAGAACGGGACAACAGCCGCAGCTGCAACTGCTGGTACTCCTATAGATCTAGTCGATGCAACAGATGATGCATTGTTAACTGGTGAAGATGACTTTGGATTTAGCGAGACGGTATCTTATTATGAATAACGAAGACATGTCAGGATTAGATAAAGCATTTGAGACTGTAGAAGCAGTCTCAGCTGAAGTAACTCCTGAAAGAACACAACCTGTAAAAGGGAAAGACGAGGTACAAGATGACTATGAATACGCCAGATCCAATCTTTACTCCTTGGTGGATAAAGGACAAGAAGCTGTCAACGGTGCTCTTGATTTGGCTATGTCTTCTGATCACCCTAGAGCATACGAAGTTGCTGGACAACTCATCAAAAACGTCGGAGATGTAGCCGACAAATTAATGGCACTACAGAAAGACAGGAAAAATGTCAAAGAAGAGAGTGCTAAAAAAGTGGTAACTAACAACTCTTTGTTTGTTGGTAGCACTGCTGACCTACAAAAGATGCTGAAAAATGCATCGAAGAAAAAAGATAAATAATCTTATGGCATACATCAGACACGACAAAGACAATAACCCAGTCAGTCCTCAACCAGGCAAGACTACGGTAAACCAGTTCTCAGGAAATGAGGGTTGGAGCACAGTCACGTATGAAAACTTTAACGCTGACTATCAAGCTCGTAACACCAACAATACTGCAAGAACACCTGGCACGTTTCAAGCAAGGAATACTGATAACAGTCCTAGAACTCCTGCTGCGTATCAGCGTCACGACAAAGACAACAATCCTATCTCAGCATGACAACTAGAATACCTACAATGTACGGAAGATACTATGTTCTTACTCTCGTATGGAGAGGTAGAGAATATGATATTACTGTGTTTAGGTCTAAGTTACAAAAACTTCAAAGGCCACAAGCACAGAAAATAGCAGATAGTGTTTATCCTGGCAGTAGGGTAATTAAGTATCATGAATCAGATCCTACTCAAGGACCTGTTGTACTTGCAACTGAAGGATATAAGAAGGTAAAGAAAAAGAAAGAACCAACTAAGTCTGGTTCTGAAGAAATGGGAACAGATAATGATACTGCTTCAATGGGTGCTTTCAATAATTACGGTGAGGAAACTTCATTAGCACAAGCAAAGAGAAACATCGGCAGAGATCCTAAAAAGAAAACTTGTTGGACAGGTTATAAAGCAAAAGGAACTAAGATGAAAGATGGTAGAGCAGTTCCAAATTGTGTGAAAGAGGAAGATATATTAGAAGAAAAATGTCCTGAAGGAACTAAATGGTGTCCTGAATGTAAGAAATGTCAGAAGGTTACATGTGCAGAGAAGCACAAAATGAAGGCTGAGTCTGCATGGCAGAGAAAAGAAGGTAAGAATAAATCTGGTGGACTGAACGAAAAAGGTCGTAAGTCATACGAGAGAGAAAATCCTGGCAGTGATTTAAAAGCACCAAGTAAGAAGAAGGGGAACAAGCGAAGAGCAAGTTTCTGTGCTAGAATGAAAGGTATGAAGAAGAAGTTGACAAGTAAAAAGACTGCCAGAGATCCTGACAGTCGTATAAACAAGTCACTTCGTGCTTGGAACTGTTAATTATAGGAGACTAAATATGTCTAGAGTTGAAGAAATGCGTGCAGAACTTAGAGTTTTGGAGGCATTCAATGATACAACTCGTGCAACTATTCTACGCTCTATGCTAGAATATGAAATCGCAGCAGAGGAGAAGTCTCATGTCAATGGTCAGCGAGGATCTTCTAGATCTTGATTGGATGGATTACGAGGGAGTAATAGGAATGGATCCTATTACTCATAAGTATGAGGTGCAGCTTAATCGTCGTTTGCACTGGTTTGATACTAGAAAAGAAGCGGAAGAATATTTAGTGACACATGGCGACTGATCCATCGAATTTTTATCTTGGTAACCCCAACCTAAAAAAGGTTGGTACTGAAATACAATTTACTCAAGAGCAGATTGAGGAATACCTCAAGTGCAAAGAAGATCCTGTATATTTTGCTAAGAACTATATTAAAATCATATCTCTTGATGAGGGTATAGTTCCATTTAAGATGTGGGATTTTCAAGAAGAGTTAATTGAAAAGTTTCATGAACATAGATTTAATATAGCAAAGTTACCTCGACAGACTGGTAAGTCAACTACTTGTGTGTCTTATCTTTTACACTATGCTTTGTTCAATGACAATGTTAATATTGGTATTCTTGCCAACAAGTTATCTACTGCTAGAGACTTGCTCGGAAGATTACAATTAGCATATGAGCAATTACCTTTGTGGCTACAGCAAGGTATTGTTGTATATAATAAAGGTAGCATGGAGTTAGAGAATGGATCTAAAATACTGGCAGCATCTACCTCTGCATCTGCAGTTAGAGGTATGTCTTTCAACATTATATTTTTGGACGAGTTTGCCTTTGTTCCTAATCATATTGCTGAGGCATTCTTTAGCTCAGTATATCCTACTATCACTTCTGGTACCAAAACAAAAGTAATAATTATATCTACGCCATATGGTATGAACCACTTCTATAAGTTGTGGGTAGATGCACAGAAAGGAAGAAATGGATATGCATGGACAGAAGTTCACTGGTCAAAAGTGCCAGGCAGAGATGCTAAGTGGAAAGAAACAACTATAGCAAATACATCTGAGCGACAGTTTACACAGGAATTTGAGTGCGAGTTCCTAGGATCTGTTGATACTTTAATCAGTGCTGCCAAACTCAGAACACTGGTTTATGATGACGTTATATCTACAAATGGATCTCTTGATGTGTATGAAAACCCAATACCTGAGCACGATTATATTATATGCGTAGACGTATCTCGTGGCCTTGCACAGGATTACTCTGCATTTGTAGTAATTGATATTACGCACGCACCATGGAGATTGGTGGCAAAATACAGGGATAAAGATGTAAGACCTATGCTATTCCCGAACATCATTTATAATGTTGCA